CGTGGCGATGGCAGGACCAGCAACGAGGCTCTGCGGTCGCGTGGCGATGGCAGGACCAGCAACGAGGCTCTGCGGTCGCGTGGCGATTCTAAAATCTCATAACATAAAAAACCTTATAGAAGAAAAATCCTTATAACCTAGAATCTTATAGAAGAAAAAATCTCATAACATAAAAAATCTTCTATATGAAAAAATCTTATAGAAGGAAAAATCTTATAGAAGGAAATCCTTATAGAAGAAAAATCCTTATAACTCTTCTGGGAGGGCCCCCATTCTACTGTTTCGGACCCCCCATTCGGGGGGGCCGCCCGCTGCGCGGGGGCATCCAATTCCAATTCCACCTTCCCCTAATAAATAAGTAAACTCCAAACCAATAACATATAAAATATTCCGGTCTACCCATCGGCAAATAAGTAACCCCTAAACCAATAACATACAATAAATCTCACATAGTGAGTAACAATTTCCAACCATAAACATTTTTTCACAACCTCTACAAACAATAAATAAATTCGTAGACTTGTCTTACGTGTAATTATAATATAGCGACTAATCAACAAAAATCTCCAATTATAATAATTAGGTATAAAAATGATAAATTCAGAAATTAAAACTACAGCATCAAAAGAATTACAAGAAGAAATTAATAATGAACTTAAAGCAACAGCACGATCCAGAGACTCTGGAAATCATACAGAAAGTATCCGACAAAATAGCAAAAAAGTATGTATTCCTAAACCATGATATTGAAGACATTAAACAAGAATGTTTCATAATGTGTTGCAACGCAATTCCTCGATACAATGGGTCAATACCACTAGAACACTTCTTACTCTGTCACTTATCTAACCGCTTAAAAAATCTAAAAAGAGACAGGGCAAATACTAAACATTCTAAAATTCTTTATGCGGCCTCACTCGATTACGTCCCAGATGAAGATCCTGCTTTTTTATTAGACAACGAAGAACACGAACTTCTTGCAGAAAAAGAGCTTCGAGCAAAAATAGACAAAAATCTACCAGTAGAATATAGAAAAGACTATCTTGCTTTAATTTCTGGCCACGACATACCTCTAGGCCGCAAAACAAAAATTCGATCACTAATAAGAACTATTCTTTCTCCTACTTCATATTTGGACTCCAATGACGATTAAAAAAGAAAGAAGTTACGAAATTAAAGACAATCAAAAGCGTGGACCTTGGTCTCAAAAAGAGAAAGAGTTTATGCTTAAGCAGTCTAATCTTATGAAGCCTGAAGAAATAGCTGAAAAACTTTGCCGCAATGAAAAGCGAGTAAGAAAGTATATGGAGCAACAAGGCTATCTTAAAAACTACGGTATATCAAATACAAATGAATCTCCTTATATCTATTTAACAAAAACTCCCTAATTGGAAAAATTTACAGAAACAATTCAACGCCGAAGAACTTTNNACTTTTTCAATATCACTGGGAAAACGTTTCCAGACAGTTTAATGACGATATCCTACATACAGAAGAAATGCAAATTATTGACATGATCAAGTTTGAGATCATGATGAACCGCTCTTTAGAAAAAGAAACCTCTATTACAAATGAAATTCAACAACTCAATACAGCATTAGAAAAAGAAAGAATGTTGGGAGAAGACAAGGATATAGACATTATTAAACATTTGAGTGCTTCTATTGATGCTTTGTATAGAACATGCTCTGTACTCCAAAAAGAATATAATGATCTTCATACCGCAAAGAATAAAATTTTCTCTGCTTTAAAAGCCACTAGAGAACAGCGTATCAAGCAGATTGAAAACTCTAAAGAAAGTTTTGTGGACTGGGTAAAAGAACTCATTAAGAACCCAGAAAAAAGAAAAGAGTATGGTGTCTATATGGAGAAACACAGAATAGCAACAGAAGTAGAATATAAAAGACTATCTGAACTTCACACCTATGAAGATGGAGAGGTGGACCAGGCAATTCTTAATAGTGAGACTGTAATTTAAGGATTATATTGTGGCTTGGAAAAAAAGAGAAGACTCACCAGAATATAAAAAGATGAGAGCTATAGTTCGTAAACGAGATAGATATAAATGCCAACTCTGCGATAGTAAGAAAAAACTTCAAGTCCACCACATTAATAGATATTCTGATTCTATCCTAGAAAGATATGATCCAAGTAATGGAATAACTCTTTGCTTTTGTTGCCACAAAAAGGTTACTGGTAGAGAATCTTTTTATGCTCCTTTATTCCATGAAATCATAATTCATAATAAGAAGAAAAATAAATGATTATAATTCAGGATACGAGAGAGAAACCAGACCACTGTTGGGATTTTTCCTTTTTTGGTTATGAGACTGAGAGAAGTAAGCTCGATACTGGAGATTATTCTATTAAAGGATATTCTGATAAGATCTGTATTGAAAGAAAAAAGACTACTGGTGAGATAGCTATTAATCTAGGTTTTAAGTGGAAACAATTTAATAATGAACTTTTAAGGATGTGCTTAATGCCACATAAATTAATTTTGTGTGAGTTTCCAGAAGAATACCTTGATTTTTTTCCTAATAAGTCTGGAATACCAAAAGATAAATGGGATACACTCAAGATGTCTGCTGGTTTTCTAAAAAAGAGATTCCTCACAATACCAGAAACATACGGCGTAGATATTATATTTTGTCCTTCTAAAGAACAAGCAGAACAAATAGCAATAGACTTTTTAGAGAATGGAGTTAAGGAACTGAATGAGTAAGATAATCACTGAAATAAACGGATATAATATTGACCAAATCTTAAAGGATGCTTGGCTTGGTATTGTTATTAATGAGAATACCTTATTTAATCCTCTTATGGATATTCCACCTGAAGCCAAAGACAGACCAGAGCTTTATTATTCTTGGTTGCTCACTAGACCTGAATATTTAGGTTTTGCCGCAAAAATACTTTTAAATATTGAACTCGCTCCTTTTCAAACTTGTATTCTTTGGGAAATGTGGAATCATAAATTCCCTATTGTTGTAGCTAGTAGAGGTGGTTCTAAAACTTTTTTAATGGCTGTTTATTCTATGTTAAGGGCCGTTTTAATTCCTTAAACGTAAAGTAGTTATTGTTGGTTCTGTTTTCCGTCAGTCCAAGCTTGTATTCAATTATATNAAAGAAATATATGATAATGCTCCTATATTAAGGAGTATTATTGATGATGAACCGCACTTTTCAAACGATAGATGTTTTATGCACTTGGGTAGTAGTAAAATTACTGCTTTACCTGTTGGAAATACAGGTGATAAGATCAGAGGAGAACGCTCGACCGAAATTTTAGCCGACGAATTTGCGGCTCAATCCAAGGAAATCTTCGAGACAGTTATTGCAGGATTCGGAGCAGTTAGTTCAGATCCTATGACAAAAGTTAAACAAAAGGCAAGTAAAACTTTTGCTAGTATATACGGTTTAGAACTAGAAGATACTGAAGATGAATACACAAAGATGGGCAACCAAATTATTCTATCTGGAACCGCATATTATTATTTTAACCATTTTGCTAAGTATTGGGAGCAATGGCGTACTATTATTAGAACTAAGGGAGACAGAAAAAAGGTTCAGGAATTTTTTGGAGACAGAGAAATCGATGAGAGTTTTAATTGGAAAGATTATTCTGTAGTTAGACTTCCTGCTGACTTATTACCTCCAGGGTTCATGGACGAATCTCAGTTAGCTAGATCAAAAGCTACTTTACCAAGCGATCTTTATGCTTTAGAGTTTAGTGCTTGTTCATTAGAAGATACGGATGTTATAACTAAAAAAGGTATTAAACAGATAACAAATATTTCTGTAGGAGATGAAGTATTAACTGCTAAAAATAGATTCAAAAAAGTTACAGAATTAACTAAAAGATTTTATTCTGGACCTATCATTAATATAAAAACTTATGGATATTATAAAGATATTAATTTTACACCGGACCATAAATTTTATAAAAACGGCGGTTATAAAGATTTAGAAGATATAAATGATTCTTTGGAATATTGTCCTAATTTTGAGTTATCTGGATTAAAAGAAATTGATGTGAGAGATTATGTTAAAAATTATATACAAAGAGATGAACATATTTATCCTCAGCCAGGGTCTACCAAACTAACACTAGAAGAACAAAAAGAAATATACAGATTAAATGATGTTGAAAATCTTTCTCAAACCGAAATTTCTAAAAAACTTAATTTAAAATTTGATGCAGTTCATAGATTTTTAAAAACACGATCAAGAAAAACAAAATCTTCTTTTAATCCTGTTTTAAAAGTAGATTATGATTTAGGATTATTATTTGGGTACTATGCTTCAGAGGGTAGTTGTGGTATTCGTACACTAAATTTTGCTTTAGATTCACATGTTGACGATCAGTTATTATATTTTATAAACCAAGTTAAGCAAGCTCTTATTAATACTTTTGGTATACAACCAGAAGTATATACTCGTAATAAAAAAGATGATGGATCTTGTTCAGTTTGTTTAAAATCCAGACTTATTACTGATTTTTTTAAATCTCTATGCCCAGGAAATTGTTATGATAAGATCATAGATCATGACTTACTATTTTCTAATGAAGACTTTATGAAGGGGTTTATTGTAGGAATGACTAATGGAGATGGTCATAAGAGAGATAATTTAATTACAATAACATTGTCTAATAAAAATTTAATTAATCAAATTAAAATGGTTTTAGAGTTTTTTGGTATTCCTGTAAGTTTTCTTAAAACAAAAGATGGTAAATCGACTATTAAAGGTAAGATATATAATACTAAAAAAGCTTATAAAGCAGAATTGCGACATTCTTATTATAAGAAATTTATGAATATTTTTTATGGATATAATTTTGAATATGATTTAGAAAAATCTAAACATAAACAATTTGTAAATAAAAATAATAATATAGAATCTCGTATTAAAAATAAAAAAATTATTGATTATAATGGTTTTGTCTACTGTTTAAAAGTAGAAGATGATGAATCTTTTAGTATACCTTGTGGAACGGTACATAATTGTTTCTCTAAAGATTCAAATGGATTCTTTAAAGCCTCTCTAATAGAAAAATGCACAGCTAATGAAGAAAACGATATTACTCATGAGTCTGGACGAATAGTTTTTGAGGCAAAAATTAAAGGAGATAAAGATAAGAGATATGTTTTTGGTGTTGACCCTGCATCAGAAGCAGATAGATTTGCTATTGTGATTATAGAGCTTGCTGGAGATCATAGAAAAATAGTTCATTGCTGGACTACAAACACGGAAGAATTTAAACAGAAACGCAAAAGCGGTTTAATAGAGGAAAATGATTTTTATGGATATACAGCAAGGAAGATTCGAGACTTAATGATATTATTTCCTTGTGACCATATTGCTATTGACTCTCAGGGTGGAGGTAAAGCCGTTTATGAATCTCTACATGATAGAACAAAATTAAAACAAGGAGAATTACTTTTATGGGAAGTTATTGATGAAAATAAGGAAAGAGACTCTGATGGAGAAGAGGGTCTTCATATTATTGAANTNGTAAAACTTTGCATCAGCAGAATATACATCTACTGCTAACCACACAATGAAAAAAGATTTTGAGGATAGAATACTTCTTTTTCCTCGTTTTAATCCTGTTGTTGCTGCTGTTGCAGCAGGTATATCAGAAGAAAATAAAGGCTTATATGATACGTTTGAAGACTGTCTTGAGGAAATTGAAGAATTGAAAAAAGAACTTTCTCAAATTGTTGTTACTGTTACTACTAATGGTAGAGAAAGATGGGATACACCAGACGTTAAAATTAGCGGATCAAGAAAAAGGAAAACTTAGAAAAGATAGATATTCTGCTTTATTAATGGCTAATGCTGCTGCTACGAAAAATGTGTGGTCCAAACTATATACCCCGTCATGATGTAATCGGATTACTTAATAGACAGGGCAAAGATAATGGTAAGGATTTTATTGGTCCTTCCTGGGCAACCAGTAAATTAAACGAATTATATAAGTAATTTTCCTCTTTTTAGTGTAGTTGCTTTTGAGTAAAAGTAATTGAATTACCAATCGGATTACATCTAAAGAGGAAGAATGAGCGAAAAAAACTTTATTGAGTTGACTGAAAAATCATCAATTGGAAAAGCGTTTGCCAACTCTAATCTATATGATGATACTTTTTGTAAAGATAAATCCGTTGGAAGTTTAGGTAGAACATTTGAAAACTGGGACGCTAACCTATCTATTAAAAGTGATTATGGTAGAAAAGACTATGAGTATTTTAGAGATAGAGAAGCTCAACCTAAAAATAGACGACAGATTCTAAATGTCGCACAGCAAGCTTACGATAAAGTAGGCATTGTACGAAATGTTATTGATCTTATGGCTGATTTCGGAATTAAAGGAATTAGACTATCTCACACTATTCCTAGCGTTCAAAGATTTTATGAAGCTTGGTTTGATAGGGTTGAAGGAGTTGAAAGGTCAGAAAGATTCTTAAATACATTATATAGACTTGGCACCGTTGCTATTTATAGAAACTATAATTCTGTTCCTGAATCAAAAATAAAAGAAATGAAGAGCGTTAGTGCTAAAAAAATTCCACTAAAATATTCATTTATAAACCCATCAACGTTAGATATATATGGTGAAAATATCTCTTCTTTTACTAGCAAACATATCTATGTTCTTACTTTACCCTCTTATTTTTATGAATATATTGAGGGTTTTTCGAATGCGGACCGAGAAAAAATCTTTAAAGAGATTACTGCTGATGTTGCTCCAGAAATTAGAGACGCTATTCGATCCAGAAAAAGAGCTATTGTTTTAGATCAGAGTAAACTTAGCGTGTTTCATTACAAGAAAGATGATTGGTCTACTTGGGGTAAACCTGTTACATTCCCTATTATGAACGATTTAGTAGCTTTAGAAAAATTAAAGCTTGCAGATATTTCTGCTCTTGATGGAGCTATTTCTAATGTTCGTTTATGGCGTATTGGTAGATTAACTGATAGTCCATTAACAACTATTATTCCTACTAGCTCTATGATTGCTAAGTTAAAAAACATCTTAGATAATAATGTTGGTGGTGGCACTTTAGATTTAGTCTGGGGTCCAGAATTAGATTTTAAAGAAAGTAATACTCAGATACATAATTTCTTAGGTGGAGAAAAATATAAACCTACTCTTGATGCTATTTATGACGGCTTAGGTATTCCTTTGATTTTGCGTGGTGACGCTGATCATAGTAATGGTACTAACTTTATGTCTCTTAAAACTCTTATTGAGAGACTTAATTATGGACGTAATCTTCTTGTAAACTTCTGGAACGAAGAAATAAAGATTGTTCAAAAGGCTATGGGTTTTACTAAACCTGCTGTTATAGAATTTGACAATATGGTTCTCACAGATGAGGCAGCAGAAAAACAACTTATTATTAACCTTGCTGATAGAGATATTATTTCTCACGATACTGTTTGTGAAAAGTTTGGTATTATGCCTGAAATTGAAAACTCACGAATTAAAAGAGAGGCTAAAAAACGAGGAGAAGGCATGCCAGAAAAAGCGAGTCCATTCCACAATCCAGAAAAAGTTCATGAATATAAAAAACTTCTTCTTAGCGGTGGTGTTGTTACCCCATCTGAACTTGGTATTGAACTTGAGGAAAGAAAACCTAATGAAGTTAGTCGTATAGAACAACAATTAAGTTACAAACAAGAAAGAACTGGTCAGTCTAATCCTACAGGTAGACCTAAAAATATTACTGAGACAACAAAAAGAGATAAAAGAACAAACGATAATACTAGAACAGCAAGAGCTAAAGAGTTTTTATCTTGGTGTGCTAGTACACAATATAAAGTAAATGAGTTTATAACTAAAGCCGTATTACAGTCTTTAAATAAGTCCGATATTAGAACTTTATCTAGAGAAGAAAAGAAAAGTTTAGAAAAACTTAAAGCACATTGCTTATTTAATATTTCTCCTTTTGCAGAAGTGGATAATCAAGTAATTTATAAAGCTTTTTCAGAAAAATACAACGATGAACATTATGATGATATTAATAGTATATTATCCTTAAAAACATCTGTTGATCAAAAAAGATCATCGTTAGCTATGTTGTATTTCCTAAACAATAACGATTTTTAATACTTTTGTGTATATCCTTTCGGAGACAAATAATAAATGTTGTNNTTATGAGCAAGAAGTAAAAGCGGGACTTAAAGAGCAATTAGAGCAGAATACTTCTATTGCTTTTACTTGCGATATTAACTTAGATACTAAGTTTGATATCAACGAAAAAGCCCTAGCAAAACTTTCCGGTAATCCTAACCAATCAGATCTCTTTTATATTGAAGCGATATTGGTATCGACTAACTGGAATGGTAATGACGACGTTTTTTCAAAAGCAGAAGTTTGGCCTGCAAGAGCTACTGCTGTAGATAAACAATTTAATTATATGCACAATGAAAAAGATATCATTGGTCATATTACCTCTGCGCACATTTTGGGTGAAGATGGTAAAGAAATTAGCATGGATTTAAGTTTAGAGGAAGCTCCTGATTTCTTTGATATTGTAGTTGGATCTGTCATTTATAAAAAATGGAGTGATCCAGAATTACAATTGAGAATGAATCAAGTAATTGCAGACATTCAGTCTAATAAAAAGTTTGTTTCTATGGAAGCTCTTTTTAAAGACTTTGATTATGCCGCTATAGCAGAAAATGGTGAACGTCTAGTTATTCAAAGAAATGAAAAAACGTCTTTCTTAACTAGCCATTTAAGAGCATACGGCGGAAATGGTTCTTATGAAGGATATAGAGTTGGTAGATTATTAAAAAATATTACTTTCTCTGGTAAAGGGCTGGTCGATAATCCAGCAAACAAACGTTCACATATCACTTCTTATAGTTTTTATGGCACTCAAGCTTCTTTGAAAGAAGATTTTAGGAGTAAATCAATGGATAATGTATCGAAAGCAGAATATGATGCAGTTAAAGCTCAGTTAGACCTAGTTAAAGCTGAGGTTGAGCGAGTTAAGGCTGAATCAGAAAAGATGAAGAAAGAAAAGGAGTCAGCCGAAGCTGCTCTTGTAAACGAGAAGGCTCTTTCGGGTCAGAAGTCAGAAAAGATTTCAGCACTAGAAAATAGTGTTGCTAAATATGACGAAGATATGAAGAAGAAAGAAGATGAACAAAAGAAAATGAAAGCAGAACTTGTCAAGCGAGATCGCGTAGCAGCACTTTTGGGTGTTGGTGTTGATTCAGCTAAAGCAAGTGAAATTGCAGAAACTTTCGCATCAGCAAATGATGAAATGTTCAAAGAAGTAGTCACTTTGCATTCAGTTGCTAAGAAAGACGAAGGAAAAGAAAAAATGACCGAAGCTGAAAAAGAGGCAGAGGCAGAGAAAATGGAAGAAGAGAAAGCCAAAAAGGCAAAAGCAGAACTTGATAAAGCTCAAGAAGAAGCTAAAGCTGGTGTAAATCTTCCAGAAGACAAAACCGATGAATTTTTACATACCTCTGCTAGTCAGTGGATGTCAACAGTCCTTAACGTTAAAGAGTAATTAGGAGTTATATAATGGCTTTAAAACCAGATCGCGTTTGCATCGATTATGCAATTGACTATTTTCTTGATGAAGTTCAAGAACGTGGCAAGGTAGTAGTTTTATCAACAGGTGGTTCAGGTGTATCCAATGACCAAGTTGCTCATGCTGTTACTTGTGCTGTTAATCCTTCAGGTAGAGTTGCTGTAGGTGTTCTTTTACAAGACTTCGTCGATGTTGACCTAAGCAAGTATAAGTTAAATCAGCACAAAGACGAGCGTCAAAAGGGCAGTAAGTGTGCTATTCTTCGTAAGGGTCAAATTACCACTAATATGATTTACCCTGGTGTTTCTCCAACCGCTGGAGCAGTAGCTTATGTAGGCGCAAGTGGATATTTCACTAGCGTAAACTATGCTGGTTCAGTTGTAGCGGGTAGGTTCGATACCAGTAAAGACGAAGACGGCTTCGCTAAAGTATCAATCAATCTACCATAAATTATAGGAGAATATATAGATGTTTACTAAACCATCACCAGAGTTTATTCAACTCTTAAAAGCTTCCGCAAGTGGCGGGACTAAAGCTTTAGAAGCTCAGGAGCAAATTGCCAAGGCAATGGAACTTCCTTTGCGTCAGGCTATTTTAGCTGGGGATCTTTTAGGTCCATTCCAGTCATTAGTTCAAACAGAACGAATTGTGGAATATCCAATTGACCTTTTAAACCCAGGACAAGAAGACGATTTTATCGCTTATACTAACCCTGGCCATGGTCGTATTCCAGAAAAGACTGTTGAAGGCGATTACTTAACGATTCCTACCTATGGTATCACAAGTTCAATCGATTTCTTGTTACGATACGCTCGCGATGCAGGTTACGATGTTGTTGGGCGTGCATTACAAGTTATGCGTGACGGTTTTGTTCGCAAATTAAATAACGACGGTTGGGCAACTATCGTAAGTGCTGCTGCTGAACGTAACATCGTTGTTTATGATGCTGATGCTGGAGCAGGACAGTTCACTAAACGATTAGTTTCGTTGATGAGAAGTGTTATGGCTCGTAATGCCGGTGGTAACGCAGCTTCACTTAAGAGAGGTCGTTTAACAGATCTTTATCTAAGTGTTGAAGCAAACGAAGATATTCGCAACTGGAATATTGATCAAGTAGACGAAACCACACGAAGAGAAATCTTCACAATGGCTGACGGTACTGTTGTTCGAGTTTTCGGTGTTACTCTTCACGAAATGTATGAACTAGGGGTGGATCAAGAATACCAGTTATTCTTCGAAGATACTCTTGGTGGTACTCTTCCTGCTGGCGACCAAGAAATCGTTATCGGTGTTGATAATCAGAACCCATCGTTCTTAATGCCTGTTCGTGAAGAATTAACAGTGCATGCCGACCCATATTTACTACGCTCACAAAAGCAAGGTTATTTCGGTTGGATGGAACAAGGTTTCGGCGTATTAGATAACCGAGACGTTCTATTAGGCTCTATGTAAAAATTAGCCACTTATTAATATAAAAAGAAGCCCATCAGTTTTTTGGTGGGCTTTTTTTGTTTCTAAGTGTATTATCTTTTGGAGAAAAAAATATGGATGAATTACTGATTACATTACGAGTCCACATAGGCGATGTGACATCAACTAAGTATTCTGATTTAGATCTTAAGAGATTACTTTGTGTTGCAGCAAACTATGTCACAAAAGAAGTTGATTTTACTGATGTCTACACTATCAATGTAGCAGTACCATCTATTTCTCCTATTCCATCAAATATAGGATTCATTAACTTAGTTTCCCTAAAAGCCGCAATTATTCTTTTAGAATCTGAATTAAGAGATATGGCAAGAAAATCTATTTCTTTTACTGACGGACCATCAAAACTTGAATATACAAATGTATACAAAAATACAGAATCTCTTCTTAAGCACCTTTATGATCAATATGGTTCTGTTAAATTAAGTCATGGGATGAATGGAGAAGGTAATACAAGACATGCTATTTCCACCCCTACAACTGTAGAAAATTATCATGGGAGTCATTTTAGATGAGTTATCAAGCAGACGTTATAGGTAAACCTTTTACTTTATTAGATACAAATAATGGTGGTAAAGTAGTTTATACTTCTGGCGGTAAATATAAAAGTAGAGAAGCAGAAAATAAAAAAATAGTTGCTGTTTCTTCTGTGTTCACAAAATTAAATGATAAGTTTGATTCTATCAACCCGTCAACCACATAATGACCTTTATTCCTGATGGCTTTTTCGATCAATATTACGAAATAGTAGACGAATTGTACACTAACGATTTTGTCTCTGAGTATATACGTCTTTATTATATCTTAAAAGAAAACTGCCCAAACTGTATACCAGGAAATCCAAACAAATATAAAACAGGTGGACCAATATCTTTTTCTTTTGGTCCATGTCCAAACTGTGATGGTAAAAATTATCTAGAAACAGAAACAACGGAAAATATTAAGCTTCGTGTTTATGAATATAACAGAAAAAAATCCAATAATAATATTGGTAATGTTATAGTTAATAGTAACGAGCTTTTTATAATAGGTAAAATAGAAAATTATCCTAAGCTTAAAAAGTGTGATTATTTTCTTATATTTTCTAATACACAATATGGAGATTGGAAGTTTACATTAGATAGTGATCCCTTGCCTTTTGGATTTGGTTCTTATCAATTTAAAGCTTATATTAAGAGGATTTAATGACGTTCCTTAAAGATCTTCAAAATAAGTTTAAAAAAACAATTTCTAATACACTTAATAGAGCTTTTAAAAAGGCAGAAGTGAAGATTAGAGAAAGATTAAAGAATGAAAGTGTAGATATTTGGAAGAATACAACAACATATAAATCTTTAACAACTAAGGGGCCAGGAAAGCTAATACATCAATTTGGTTTTCCAGATGGCGATGCTGTATATATGGTTGATGGATTTTTAGAAGCGGCGGCGGATTCTTTAGATATTAGATTTAGAGACTTTACTGGTGGAGCAGATGCTTTTTTTAATGGTGGACTACAAATATTTACACTTAAACAAAATTTAGACAAAGCGCTAGATTCTGAGTTTGCTTCTTTTAGTTCAGAAAAAGGCTTCTCTATTGATTGGGCAGAATGGCTGTTAGTAAGAGGAAACGAAGTTATTATTGCAGATTATATCTTTCGTCCTGGTTTTGTTGAATATAGCCGTTCAGGAAATGGTATTATGCAAAAATTAAAAGCAGATGCCTTCTGGAGAGTTCCACCTTCTCATTCAGGTATTATTGGAGATAACTGGTTAACAAGAAGTTTACAAAGCTCTATTAAACAAATAGAGAAAAATTATCAAGTTATTATTGAAACGGAAATAGGAGCAGTTCTATAATGACTTTACGAGGTTTTCAAAGCTTTGATGAATCTGGCTTATCTGAAGTATTGACAGACAATATAATTTATTATTTAGATTATGGATTTGTTGAAAAAGGCGGATATATGAATGTCCAAAGATCTTCAAACCCACATAATAACCAACATATTCTTTATCCTATTAGAGATATTCGTGAAACCAATGGTACTATTTGGGCGGCAAGAAGGAAAAATTGGGTGTGGGAAGAAGGTCAAGGAATTCCTATTAGTGGTGTTTGGGTTAATAATAATCTAATTACTAGTGGATATGAGGTAAATTATAGAGATGGATATATAAAATTTAATTCACCTATTTCACAAAACTCACAAGTTCAACTAAATTACAGCCACAAATACATACAAGTTTTTGATGCAGACGAAAGTAGAATTTTTCAAGGTGATATTGATTCTTTTAATGTGTCTGATAGTATATTTATTAACGGCTCTGGATTTAGTCTACCAGATAGAAGAATTCAATTACCGGCAATAGGAATAGAAGTGTTAACTGACAGATCTTCTTCTCCTTACGAACTTGGTAATTTAAGCCAGAATATGAACACGTCTGTTCTTTGTAATATTATAGCTACAGATGACAGAATTGCTAAAAGAATATCAGACTATTTATCTTACCAGAAAGACAAAACTTTTTATCTTTTTGATAGAGATATCGTTGCTCAAAGCGGGTATTATCCAATGAATTATGATGGAACAATAAACAATTCATCTGGAACTTATCCAGTATTAGCAGAGAATTTTAAATATAAAAAAGTGTTTGCTGCTAAAGCAACTATATCAGAATTAAGAATAGAAAACGTAAAAAAGATAACTCAACAATTATATCACTCGACAGTCAGAATGACATTAAACTGTATTTTCTAAATATAAGTGTAATAATCTTGGGATAAAACAAATAATTTTCCCCTATTTAAAATAAGGAATTAATAATGGCTCTGTTCGATAACAAAAGAATTTTTTATGCTGTGAAAGCTGGTGGTTTTGCTCCAGATGGATCAACTACACATGCAGTAGTTCATGGTTTACAAACTATTGGGATTAATACAACCTTCAATATTGAAGACGTATTCGAGATTGGTCAAGCTGCAACTTACGCCCAACCAGAAGAATTACCTGATGTAGAAGTTACACTAGAAAAGGTTTTAGACGGATATCCACTTATCTATCACTTAGCAACACCAAATGCTGTTTCAAACACATTGATTGGTCGTTCCTCAGAAAAAGTAACTTTCTCTATGAGTATTTTTGGTGATACTCAAGACTCAGCATCTGGTACACCAAATAGTCAAGTTTCTTGTTCTGGATTATTCGTTAACTCACTTGGTTATACGATGCCTAATGAAGGTAATATCACCGAATCCGTTACCTTAGTTGGTAACGATAAAAAATGGAGATCATCTGGTTTTACATTTTCTGGATCTTTGTTTAATAATCAAGATTCACCGTTCTCTGGATTACAAAGACGACAACAGGTTATGTTTGGGCCGGGTCAGTCAAGATTACCTTGGGGTGTTGGTGGTATTCCCGGCATTGCGACTAGTGGATATAATACAGAAGTAGTTCAAGGTGAATATCGTGCTCACATTTCTGAAATTAGTATTAATGCTGACTTAGGAAGAGAAGATATTCTTGAATTAGGTCGTAAGAATCCTTATTATAAGTTTCCAACTATTCCTGTTCAAGTTAACACAGATATTGTAGTTACAACTACAGATGGTGACTTTGTTGATGCAACAGAAGATGGTGCAGACGGGAACGGTAACAATACTACAGAACAGGTTATTCTTGTTATGCTTCAAGACGGAACTGTTTTTGATCTTGGTTCAAGGAATAAGCTTGTTGGTGTTACTCAGGGTGGGGGAGATGCTGGTGGTGGTAATGAGCAAGTAACTTACTCATTTAGGAATAGTTCTAGCCAATTAGAGATTACTCATCCTAACGATCCAGCCGGTCTTTAAGTGGTAGTTTTTTGAGTAGAGAATATTTAATCAGTCAGAGTATTATCTGGTCGTCTCAACTGGACTGATAAATACTCAGTATATCCCGCTGATTTGAATATTCAATACAATTCTCAAGAAATTTTCAGAAAAAGTTTGTACGAAGCGAAAAATCTCGGTCTTGTCAGTGATGATGACTTGACCGAGTATTTGTCTTAGTAAAAAGGGTTCAATTGAANNAAAAGATAGTTAANTTTTTTAGGTATTTGCTNNAAAAGAAGTTGAAAATTTTCAAAGAGAGCTATATCTTAATAGAAAAAAGGTTGATAACGTTAAGAAGATAAAGAAGTTAATCTCTCTAAATCGAGATCGACACGTCTCTATCTTAAACAAGATCAATAAATATAATTCTTTTACTATTGAAGGTTACGCCAGCTACTGTAAAATTGATTACATTCTTAGAAATACAACATTTAATAGATTAAATAATAAAAAATGTAATTTTAAGAAAGTTAATATTCAAACATTAGTTAGTTTCTATACAGAGAACATTATTCTCCCTTCTACTATTCGATACTTATCTAGGACTCAGCCTTGGTCTAATATGTGGGCAGCGTTCAAGGTCAATGGAGTAGTGTTCTCTCAAGGCTCTCAAATGACTCTACAACAGCAGTTATTGCTTATGTGGTCTAGGATGTACGATTCTATTCAAGAGAGCGTAGAACCCCCTGAAATGGACGTTATAGAGGATGATGATATGCTTGATGGTTGGTTGAGTATTCAACATGACCAAAAAAGACAAGAAAGAAGAAAAGATCTCTAGTAAAGTTTCTCAAGCTCAAGAGCAATACATTATTGCTAATAATATTGATGAGGCAAGAGAAATAGAAAAAAGAAATAGTCCAGATATTATAAAAGTTAAAAATCAACGTGAAAAGTGTATTAAAGAGAGAGGAGAGGTTAAAGAGTGTGAACTTCCCGATGTTAAAAAGAAAAATATTAATTGAGAAAAATAGACTTGCTACACAAGTAAGAAAATAAAGGAAAGTTTTGTGGACGAATTAATCAAGCAAGAGAAACAGAGAAAGCAACTAGAAGATGAATCTAAAAGACTTATTCTTGGTGATATTTCTCAAAAGATTAAAACAACAATGATAGGTTCTTTGGATGCTATAGAAAAAACATTCTCCTCATATTTTGTGTGTGATGAATTAAAAGCTGATTTTTTAGATAAGTTTCGAGAAGTAAGAAAAAGAATACTTGATCTAGGAAACGAACAAATTTTAAAAGTTTCTAAAGAGTTAGATAATTACGATATTGAATGTAAGAATTTTAAACCAACCAATTTAGTAAAGAGGAAATAATGAAGGTAACTGTTAATGAGAAGGAATATATTGTTCGTAATCCAGGACAAAAAGAAATTAGAAAAGCAAAACTTGAATCAAACAAGGTTTTTAAAAAATGTCTTTCTTCTGATGAATATTTTTTAAGAGAAGAGCTTTATACTGTTCTTAGAAAGAGAGGTTATTGGAATGACCAAAAAGAAGGAGAGCTTAAGCAACTTAGAAAAGAAATTGACGAACAAGAAGAAATTCTTAAAAAAGGTGGTATTGAGCTAGATGAAGCTAAGAATGTAGCTCTTAAACTTAAATTTTTGAGATACCAACTTATTCTCTTGACTGCAAAAGAAAGAGAGTTTGATATGTTGACTGTAGAAGCTATGGCCGATAATTGTTATTTTGATTATCTTGTTTCTGAATGTGTTTTTGATTCAGAGGGGAATAAAGTTTTCTCCTCTTATCAAGATTACCAAGACAAGAAAGAAGAAGAATATGCTTACAAGTGTGCAGAATCACTAAGTTCGCTTTTATTTGATTTTGAAGACTTTGAAAAGAAATTACCAGAGAATGATTTTTTGATCTCTTATGGTTTTATGAATGATGATTTAACTTTGATTGAGACAGAAGAAAAAATAGAAGAAGAAAAGGTTGAGTTCAAACCTTTCTTAAGAAACGGCGAACCGATTCAACAATAATCTTAATCGAGGGTTAAAATGGCTAGTTTTGCTATTACCAGTAAGGTAAATTTAGTAGTATCTAATCTCAATAAAGTTTCTTCTGAAATTAGGAATAAACTTGAGAGTGTTACTGTAACTGTTAATAGCAATTTAGACAGAAGACTTAGTAGAGATATTCAAGAAATCAATAAAAATCTTAGTTGAGACAAGAAAAGCAACATCTACAAGCAAGAGATAGTATGGAGGATTTCGGTCGTCAGACCGCTGTTACTATCAAACGTTTCGGTTGCTTATACCTTAAGTCACAGCTAGGGTTCTTTAGTATTTGTTTCTTCTAGTTAATAAGGGTATTAGAGTAAGCTATTGATTTTCAGGTATCAAGTTAATTCGTATTCGTCAGGTTACTGGTGAGTCTCTTTTATCTCTTAAAACACTTAATAATGAAGTTGATAGACTTTCTATTAGCCTTGGAGTCTCGTCTAAAGAACTTTTATCTGCTGCTCAAGTTTTGGCACAAGCTGGTTTAAACGCTAAGGATGTTAGAGTATCTCTTCAAGCTTTAGCAAAATCTGATTTAGCTCCTACGTTCGATAATATTAATAAGACTGCTGAAGCATCTATTGCTATTTTAAGACAGTTCGGTTTACAAGCATCAGAACTTGAAAGTAAACTTTCTTCTATTAATGCTGTTTCTGCTAAGTTTGCTGTTGAATCTGGAGACATTACAGCAGCTATTCAAACTACCGGGGGTGCTTTCGCTGCCGCAGGTGGTAATCTAGAAGAACTTATTTCTCTGTTTACATCTGTCCGAGCGACTACACGAGAAAGTGCAGCATCTATTGCTACTGGTTTCCGAACAATCTTTACTCGTATTCAAAGATCAAGAACACAAGATTTCTTATCTGGTCTTGGTATTGAATTAAAAGAGTTTGGTGAAGAAGCTAGAAGGCAAGGTAGGGAAGGTTTGTTCGTTGGACCTTTTGAGGCTGTAAGACGATTAAGTCAAGCTTTAAATCAACTTAACTCTGCTGACCCAAGATTCGCTCAGGTTATTGAAGAGTTAGGTGGTTTCCGACAAATCTCTAAGGTTATTCCTCTTATTCAACAATTCTCAACAGCAGAAAATGCTTTGGGTGTTGCTATTCGAGGAACAAACTCTCTTACTGAAGATGCTGAAAAGAGACAAGAATCTCTAGCTATTCAGATTACAAAACTAAGAGAAGAATTTCAAGCCTTATTAAGAGAGATTGGTGATAGTGAAGGGTTTAAGGCTATTAGTGCAATATTTATTCAGGTTGCACAGTCTGCTTTGCAGTTATCAAGAGCTATAGAACCTTTATTAACTATTTTGCCTATTCTTTTTGGTGGTAAAGTTGCACAGTCTGGGCAAACATTTCTTCAAGGTTTTAGTAAAAGTAGTTTTAAGCCTATGGCTAAAGGTGGAATGATTGCTGGAACTGGAAATAAAGATTCAGAACTTATTGCTGCTATGCCTGGTGAGTTTGTTGTTAAAAAATCTTCTGTTAAGAAATATGGTCCAGAATTTTTAGGAGCACTTAATGAAGGTAAAATTAATAAATTTGCCAGTGGAGGTTTAGTTGGAGCTACTGCTGGACTAGGAGCAGGAGCGGCTTTATTAGGTTCTCAAACAGGATTATTTGGCGATTTAAATTCTGTAATAGCTAATTTCTCTACTTTTGGATTATCAGCACTTGCTTTTGGAGCAGTTCTAAAAAGTTCTAGCACATCATTAGAAAAGTTTGCAAATAGTATTCAAGAAATCGAAGTTAAGAAAATTGAAAGATTATCTGGATTAAAAGAAAATGAAAGAGACTTGACAGCTAATAGAGTTTCTAGATTTAAAATAGAAGGAACTCAACAAGCTACTCAAGACGCTTTTGACGCTAATCAGCAAGTTATTAAATTTGAAAGAGATACAATCAATACCTTAAAATTAAAAGAAGGCGTTTTAAAAACTGTTATTAAAGCAGAAAAAGAAAGAATTGAAATAGAAAAAAGAGCAGGAAGAAGTGTTGTAAACGATATTAGATCTATAAATAATAGGTCACAAAATGATTTAGATTTTGATGGAAATAATGAGACTACTCTTGATAGATTAGATAGTCAATTAAGAAATATAGTAAATAGCGTAAATAAAAGAGCGACTAAAATATCTGAATTAGAAAAACAGCTTTCAGAAATTCGGCCAGATATTCAGTTTGTTCAAGAAAGAATAAAACCACTAATATCAGAAAAATCTAAATTATCAGAACGATTAACTTTAGGAGAAGTATCTTTAAAAGAAAGGGATGCAGAAGCACAGATTCTTCAAGAAAAAATAGAATCAGAAAAGAAAGTTATAAGTATATATAATGAGAGACAAAAAGCAGAAGCTCGTCAAATCAGAAATACAGAAAACTTAAATAAAGGACTGACTATAGCTGGAGCAGGATTATTAGCTCTTTCTTCTTTTTTAGATAAGATAGCACAAAAAGAACTAGAATCATTAAGAAGCGGTGACACCTTTAATGAGGATAGGGCTAGAAGGTCTTTTGTAGCCTCTAGGGGTGCGTCTGGCGGTGCCACTGGAGCTTTTGCTGGTTTAGGTCTTGCTAGGTTAGCTGCGCCAGCTTTGGGTGCTGGACCAGCGGGATTAGCGGCATTAGCAGGCGGACTAGCTTTAGGTTTTTATCAAGCAAAAGAAGCAGTTAAAGATTTTGAAACACAAGTAAAACTAATTAATCTAGAAGAGGCATCATCTAATCTAACAACACTTTTATCCTCTTTAGAAAAAGGAAGTGGGGTAGGTGAAATTTCTGTTGGAATAAATAGACAAATAAGAGAATTTTCATCTTCTTTAGCCACAGAACAAGATAAAGCAGTAAGAGACTCTTTAAACTCTACAATAGAATCAAACACAAGTGCTCTTTTAGATTTTGTTAAAAAGGCTACAGCAGCTTCTATTTCATTAAGAGAATTAGATAATATCGTTTCTAGTAATGTTCAACAACTTCTTGCGGATAGAACAAACAAAACTACTAAGCTCAATATAGAAAAGAACTTAAAGAAACTATTGATTTTCAAAGAAGAAATAATGAGTCTTTAGAAAAAGCAATAAAGAATCAATAGAGATTTTGAAATTAGTGTTTTATCTCAAAGAGCATTAAATACGGCAGCTACGGCAGCAGCAGATTCATTATTGTTTTTATCTAATGGTGCTTCACAAATTTTCTCTGGTCAAGGTGTTAATTTTAACCCAAGAACAACTGGTGTCTTTAGTCAGATATCCGGTGGATCAGCAGACAATAACACTTCTTCTATTTTAAATAGTTTTGCTAAAAACTTTGGAGATGCTGCAAGTTTACTTGCTCAAGAAAGTTTAAGTGCAGCAGACGCTATTAAGATACTACCAAACATTCTTTTAGAAATTAGATCATCAGAAGCTCTTGGTGGAACTGGTAACTTTTTAACTAGACTAGGACAGTCTTTAGAAGATGCTGGTATAGGCAAAGCTATTAGTGACACTATTGTAGCTAAGGCAACAGATATTATTGGACCTGAAGGTAAAGACTCTATTATTTTAGAAAGACTAAGTAAAGACTTTTTAAATACATTAGATGAGTTTACTAAAAACTTAACAGAAAGAAACCAAAATATTTTTTCAGAATTAGAATCTTCTACTATAGCTAATCTTAAACAATTTAGCGATGGTTTAATTAACGCAAGCAAATCTCTAAGTAATATCCAAGAAAGAACATTAAAAACAGTAGATAATCAAAGAGTATTACAAAGTGTTATTTCTTCTGTTACCGGCAGGAGTGATTTCAGAGCAGAAAGACAGCTAGATCAAAGAAGACAAAACATTATTACTGGCGGTAGAACATCAGATCAATTACTTCAAGATTTAAGATCTGCTATATCAGGAGAAGGTCAATTAAGAGACGAACTTGGTCAGACTCAAGATTTAGAACAGCAAAAAAGGTTAGTTTCTTCTATTAATTTCCAACAGAATGCCGCTGCTAGAGCAGGAAAGGCTTTAGAAGAACTGGCTAATGTTACATCAAGAACATCTACTGCTCAAAGACAATTAGCAGAAGCTACTAAAGATAGATTAACAAGAAGGGATCTAGCTATACAAACTATTACCGCAAATCCAAGAGAATTAGCTGAACAGAATAGAACAGTAGAATTATCAAGATTTGCCATTGCTCAATCATTACAAGGTAATGATGTTACTCAAGTAATCAAACCAGACGATCTTAAAAATGTTGTTTCTTTTTTACAAAAATTAGGAGACACAACAATAGGAGGTTTAGGTGGATTAAGCGGTAATAAAGGTTTAGATGCTATATTAAATGCTCAGTTTAAAGCAGGAAAAATAGGTCAAGAAGGTATTTTGATTCCTGATAAAAATGAATTAAAATTAGTAACAGAAATAGAAAGGATTACTAAAGAAGCCAATAAAATAGAAATAGACTTAGCTAATTTAGAATCTACTAGAAGAAATGAATTTATTAACAATTTAGATACAAACTTTAATAAGTTTATTACTGATCTTAAAACTCAAATTAATAGAGTTTTTGAAAATGAAGCTAATACTAGAGTAGCTGCTATTGAGGGAGATATTAATACTAGGAAACAACAATTAGATGTAGCTGATAATATTAGAGGAATAACTGGTATTGATACACAAACAGTTTTATCTAATTTTAAACAGATTAAAGAGTTGGTTAATAAAACAAAAGCTACAACATCCTCAAAAGAAAATATTTCTGATCTTTTAAATAATCCTGAATCGTTTCAAAAGGCCGTAGCTGATTCATTTAAAACTGGAGATGTTACTGGAGAAGGTATATTAAAAAATCTCTTTTCTCAAATTAAAGATCAAAATACTCTTGAAACAGTTAACCAATTACTTAGAAAGGGTGATTTTAAAGATGTATTAAATAGATTAAATTCTAATATTGAAGGGGCTAAAGATCCATCTAATAGATCTATATTAAGTCAGTCTGGTCTATCTTCTAGTTTACAAAAAAGTTTACAAGAGCCTTTAAAACAATTTATTGAAAAAACAGATAAAGAGTTATTATCACTAGATATAGATAGAAAATCACTAGCTCTTTCTGTTGGAGGTGATGACAATTTATTAGCAATAGAATCAAATATTAAAACCTTAACACCTTTAATAGCTAAGTTCCCAGATGGTACACAAATTAAAACACTTTCTGACGAGGTTGAAAGACTTACTTTAGAACTCAAACAAATTAAAGTTATAAGTCCTCTTGGTCGTAATTCAGGAGGTATGATTCCTGGTTATGGAACTAAAGATACCGTTCCTGCTATGTTAACTGAGGGGGAATATGTTGTAAAAGCACCCTCTGTTAGAAAGTATGGAAAAGCTATGATGGACCAGATTAATTCTGGTAATTTTCAAGGCTTTAATAAAGGAGGTCTTGTTAAAGATCCTCTAGATTTTGTAAATATGGATGGGGTATCTCGTAAAAAATATAATACTGGCATATTAGACACTATTAGCAGTTTTCTTTTTGATCCAATAGAGATGCCAGAAGGAATGAAAAGAGGGGTAGATTCAATCAATAAAGTTGCTTTTGGAAAAAATGGTATTTTAGATGGTATTTTAGATAATTTTACTAAGTTTACTAAGTTTGCTGAGAAAGATGTAAACCCTGCTTTATTAGATATCCCTAGTCTTTTAGGGTTCTCTCCACCTAAAGTAAGAGATATCGGAGTAGGAGCTTTTGGAGATCCAGAAATACATAGTTTAATGTATGATTCTGCAAGATATATTGCTTCAAATCTTCGTCAACAACAAGGTTTGACACTAAAAGAACAAAGAGAACAAAAACTTTTAGATAGTGGGCTTCCTTTTCCTAGTATCTCTAATCTTGTGGGAAATTTTACAGGTTTACCTAACGACGAAGCACAAGCTCTTCAACTTAGAAGAGCAAGACAAGCCAATCAAGCCATGTATGATTTTAATGTTGCTGATCGTGGTGATGGCGGTTTAGGAGGAAACTTTTATAAAGATGAAATAAAAAGAATTAAAGAAGAAACTAATAAAAAAATATCTTCTATAGACTCTTTTATTAAAAAAAATAGTCCTGAAAAAATTATACCTCAAAAATCAGAGTCTAACTTTATACCATGGGATTATGATCAAACACCACAACAGAGAGCAGCACGGATTGAATGGGAAAAAATACAAGCAACAAAAGGAATACCTATTCCTCAAGCGGAAATAGAATGGAGAAAAAAAGAAGAAAATAGACTTAATAAAATTAATATTCAACAAGACGATCTTTCTGATTCTAAAGAGTCTATAAAATTAATATCTGATCCAAACGTTATTAAAAATATAACAAAAGAGCAGTTACAAGTATTTGCTAGTAAGTTTAAATTTCCTCAATCAATAATGGATGATTTGGTTAAGTATGGAGTTTCAGTTAAACAGTCTGGGTCTGTAACTAATATAGATAAAGACCTTTTAACAAAATCTCCTAGAGGTCAATCTGGAACATTTGATGATATTAAAGGTTTGTATAGAAATACAACAAAACAAATTTTATTAAGAAATGACGCTAAACCAGAAGTGTTGATACATGAATTAGGTCATGCTTTTGATTATTTTAAGGGAACTATAACAGATCAAAATGATTTTATTGCTTCTTACGGAAGTGATGTCCAAAGGATGCCACAGGTAAACAAAGATCAAATTAAATACTTATTACAAGAAGGTAGTGCAGGAAGAAGAGAAACGTTTGCTACAATTTTTGATGATGTTATTACTAAAAGAGGGGTTATGTCTGGGTATTTCCCTTCTACAACAAAATTAGTTTCGGATTTAATGAAAAAATCAGAAATAGAACATTTACATCAAGATTATAAAGATATAGTCTCGGCTAGAAATGTAGAAAATCCAAATTACAAAATGTTAGTTAGAAAAAATTCAATCATCTAAAACAAAGATACAAAACGCTTTAACTAAAGACGATCCAAGAGTACAGAAATTTTTAAACTCAACTAAATACTGCTGAAGCTTTATATTCAAAAACGAGCGGGTTTTTAACCGTGGTGGTTTTAGTAGGTGGAATAGGAAATGGGGATAGTGTAAATGCAAAACTAACTCCTGGTGAATTTGTAATGAATAAAGGTGCTGTGACAAAAATACGGCGCTAATTTCTTTAACTCACTAAATAGTCAAAAGTTTGCTAATGGAGGTCAGGTACAACCGAACGTAAACACAGACTTTATGAATAATTTTAATTCTGCTATTTCAAAATTAAGCAGTGTGGCAGATAGACTGTCTCAATCTTTATCTAATATTCCATCTGAAATAACAATGAGAGCAACTCATAGAGTTGAAGTTATTCATAACGGAGCACAAGTTTTTGCACAAATCGAACCAGGTTTAGTAAAATTGGTTGAACAACAGACTAATAAAGCTATTAATAATATGATTATGCAAAAATTTCCTGAAGTTGGAGTTATGAATTAATGGCTATCGAAAAATTAGAAATTTATAGAGATTATGGCGTTGGCGTTAAGTATGATTTTAGTAGAAATGTAGACATAAATAATTTTGGTTACAACCATTTAAGTGACGGAAATCCAAATACAGTTCTTAGTGGTGTTTTATCTGAAAGTTTATATCAATTTAATTATCAAAAACCTGATGTATACCCATCTTCTATTATAGTAGGATATAATGGGTCTTATAATGGTGCTTTTAGATTACAAAATGTAGAAGGAGTACAAACTGGCTTTAACGATATTAGCATATCTGGTTATGATAATACTAGAAGATTTTCTTTTACAAATAATAATCTTAAAACAATATTTAGTAAAGAAAGAGTTATTAATAGAGGAACTGTTGTTTTAAATAACACAGATAAAATTAGTAAACTAGATGTATTTTTTGATGGAGAAAAAAACACAAATAATAGAGAGTTAACAACTAATAATCTATCAATATTAAAACCAATAAAAGTTAATAATAGTAGTATTTCCGTTGGTGGTGATGATTTTTTCTACCCTTCTTCTGGAACAGAATTAACTTCTGTGGTAAACCAACCTTCTAGTGGTATTGATACAGATAATACTTTTATAAAAACAGATAAATCTTTATATATTTCCTCAAATATTCCAGCAATTTTAACCCCCGAAAGTTATATAAATATTTATTTTGAAGAAGATTATTCTCCTCCTCTTTCTTCAATTGATAAACTTGTATTAAGAGTTAGAGCAAAAAACCCAAACTATACGCAGGAAAATAATGAAAACTGTGTTTTTGCTGCCTCAATATCTCCAAGAATATTTAATCAAAATTCGTTTACACTAAACGATGAAGGGGGCAACTTTATTGCAAAACAAACTGCTACCCAAGTTGTTGGTAGTGGAACATTTTCTAATTATGATATTGACTTTGATTTTACAGACCCTTATTTAACAGATAATGATGGTTTTAATTATTTTAAAAAGTATAATTCAATAGCTCTATTAAATGATTCAGAATTTAGGCTTTATGGTTTTACGTCGGGTGTTGAAATATCATCAATAGAATTATTATCTTATACAAAAGAAGATAAACATATTCCATTTTCTCTACCTTCTAATGTATATTTTAAAGATAACTTAAAATCTAATTTTGATGGTTTTACAGAAGGTGGTAAAAAAGTTTACAATTCACTATATGTAGAAAGCATATATAACGAATTGTTTAATGGTGGTTTTTTTGATTTTAGAGAAGGAACGGGAGATAAAGCATATTCATTAAACGAATCTAATTATCTTAAATATTATAATGGAGAAATATCTGATTATGACAATTTTGAATGGTCTTCATTTTATAATGAAATTAATCCTGTCAATTACGTATATAGAGATTCTGTAAAAGTTAACTCACACCTCGATTCATATATTGAGTTTGAAAATCAACCAATTTTAACAGAAGATTTTACTATATATTTAAATATATCAACAGATATTTTATCTAACCCAATTTCTTTTGGTAGTGGTCTTGACGGAAACCAACAAGATGCTTTAATCTTTCATCACGGAAATCCTATAAAAAAAGAGTTTGAATTATGGCACAATAATAGTTTACAAAGATTTTATTTAAGATTTGATAGAAATGATGGTGGAAGTAACTCTATTTTTGTAGATTCCTATGATAGAGATAATATAGATTTAATTATAACTTGTACAAAATCAGGTTCTTTTTCTTTCATTTCTATGTTTGAAGAAAATAATCAAAATGTAGCATCTATGTCTGTTACTAATAGGTATACATCAACAGCATCTAAATCTTATATTTTTGGATCTCCTTCTACAAATAATAGTATCTTTAGAGGTTCTCAAGGGTATATAAATAATTTTGGTATTTCTACAAGTTCTTTTTCATCTAATAATTATAATAATTTTATTAATTCTATTAGAAAGCAAGGAGCTTTATTAAATGGTGATAATTTTATAAAACTTAAATATCCAAATATAGAAAAAAACTTAGATATAAATATTGGATTTAATGACTCGCAACTATTTGTAAACAATGAAGGTCTTTACCAACAAGATTTATTTGATTATGCTTATAATAAATTAAAAAATAACCCAAGTGGATTAGTAATAGATTATGAATTTGATAATTTTACAAATAAAGAAGTTTTTATTGAAGGTTGGTATCTTTTAGCAACAAATAGCTCTAATGCTATTCATCATTATTCTGGGATAGTACCATCTGGCTTAAACCAAAAATTAAAAATAACACCACACACCAGTTATTTTGAAAATGTGAATAAAGATAATTTTTCTTTTGGAGGTCTGCAAACTTCTATAAAGACTTTTGGTTCTGGAACTTATGATTTAGATTTAAAATGGAAAAAGGTAGATTTAAGTTTTGATGGATGGGTTATACCTTTTACTGGAATAGAAAATATAAATCTATACACTAGTGGAGAAACAAAAGAGAAAAAAAATATAGATTTATATCTTTCTAGTAATTATCAATTAAAAAATAATGATCTTTATATTCAAGGTAAAGATTTAACTGATAGTTTTTTAGATTTATATACAACAGCAGGAACAACTAGAAACGATATTGAGTATTATATTCATGGTATTGAATCTCAAATTAAAGATTTTGACATGTTTCTTAATTCTGCCACAAAAATAACAAGTGGGTTTGATATGACTGTTATTGGTGGATTAAGAAAAAATTCTTCTTTCCCAATGTATACAAGTGGATTAACTCCAGATAATATTAATAATAGTATTCCTCTTTCTACAATATCTGCAAGTACACCTTCTTTATTCAAGTCTGTTGATATGTATGTTAATTCAGAGCTAGAGCCGCAAAACGTATTTAATATGTTTACAAAATCAGCAGGTGTTGATAACGAAATATTTAATATATATCTTGAACAGTCAAACAATAGAGAAAATACTATTGATATGTTTTTGTTTAATGAACAGGTTTTTGTAAACAATTCTTTACCCTTTTATACAAACGTTCCTTATTCAGGTATTAATTTAGATTTTCCTATGTATTTAGAAAGAGAAAAAGGGGAAACAAATTCTATACCATTTGTTATGTCTTCTAAAGAATTGTCATCTTCTGATTTTGATATGTTTTTAAACAGCGCCTCATTAGTTAGTGGCGATAGTGTAAATATGTATGTAAGAGGTAGTGGTTCGGATGGAAAAACAATTAATCTATTTACTCATGGGTTTTAATAAATGTCGGTAGTAAGCTTTAGACGGTAAAAAACTGATACCAGTCTCCTTTTAGTAAACATTTACAAAAACCTATAGTAGAGTTAGGTGAATCTGAGATATTTGGAAAAACCTATACAATAGAAGTGATAGGTCAATGTCTTAGAGTTTAAAGGATCTCCTAATTCTAGTGGTGTGTTCTGGGAATTATCTGGATATCCACCAGATGAAGATATTGATAACGATGCTAAATTAGGAGCTATATTAAGAAAGCAACAAGCTATTCAAGAACTTTTTTCTAAAGAAAATGAGGGTAAAAGTTTTGAAATTCAATCTGCTGACGGTTCACCACCACTTAAATGTAACCCTAAAATTGTATCTATAGAATTTCCAAATGATCTTTGGTACAATAGATTTTCTTATAATATTACTTTAACCTGCGATCAAATTTTCCCTCTTGACGACGACGAAGAAGATGATTTTATAGTTGATGCCTCTGAATCTTGGTCTATTGAACCTCAAGAAGAAAGAGAGGAGATTGTAGAAAATGAACAATATGATTTAACGTATAGAGTAAGTCACTCTTTATCTGCTCAAGGTAAAAGAATATTTGATGAACAAGGAGGTTTGCTTAGTGGTAAAGAACCTTGGCAATGGGCTAAGGATTGGGTGAGGTCAAGAACAGGATTAGACAATAATGTTATTTATTCTGGCTTAACACAAATACCAGAACATTATGTTGGTTACAACTATGTAAAATCTGAAGTTATTGACGAATTAGTTGGACAATATTCTTTTACTGAAAATTGGATTTTGTCTAGTGGTTTTGCATTAGAACAATATGATCTTTCTCTATCTAAAGGAATTAATACAGGAATAAAATCTGTTAGTATAAACGGAACTATTAATGGTTTTGAAACATATAGTGGACTAGAAAATATATTACCTACCACAAAAATAACTAATGCTATAGAAAAATTTCATCAAATATCTGGTCAAAACTTACCATATATTAGGTGTCAAAATTTTCTTAATGAATTTTCTCCTGGTTTATTAAATCCTATACCAATAGAAGAAACTATAGGTAAAAACCCTTATGTTGGAACAATAAATTATAATTTTGAATATAATAATAGGCCGAGCGGTTTAATTAATGGCGTTATATCAGAAGTTGTAAATGTAAACTATGTAAAACAGAGTCAGCAATTTGCTAGTGTATTTGTTTTAGGCAGAAAGTTTGGCCCTGTTTTACAAGATTTAGGAACATCAGAAGCACAACAGAAAAATTTAAATATAGAAATTGTAAAAGATCCTGGAATTGATCCAAATAATATAGCGGGTAGTTTTAAGTTTCCATATTATTTAATTAGTGGGTTAGTTCAACAACTAGATCCTATGTTTGCAGATAATGCTTTTTATTCTTATAGTGGTCAACCAAACGAATCTTATGATCCTTATACCGGAATTGGTAGTTATAATCTTAATTGGACTTATGAAGTTTAATGAATAGGCCTCAAAATATTCCTCCAGTACAACAATCTTTTCTAGGAGCATCGATAAGATCTTTTAGCGGAGAGATTGGCTGGAATGAAACTCCAACTACATTAAATATAAATTTAGTAGAAGACAAAAGAATAAACGAGCTTTTTGATGGTCCTTTAGTAGGATCTCCTGTCGAGTTTAATTTTAGAAAAGATCCTTTAAACCCAGATCCTGATAGAGACTTTTATTTTGCAGGCATCTTAAACAGAAAAGACTCAGATAATAGCGAATCTGGAAATAGATTAATATCTGTAACTTTAGCAGATCCAAGAGTTTTTTTAGATGGAGTACAACTAATACTTAACGATTTTACAAAACCTATTATAGGAATTGACAACATATACAATATTTTTGCTTATTATGAAGATGATGAGTATGGTAGTTCACTTGTAAATTCTTTAGGTATGAAATCTGAATTAATTTATGACGCTTTGTCGTTAATGATTAATAGTGCCCCAATAAAATTTGGATTAAGTGAATATTTTATAGACTTAACAGAAATACCAAGAATAACAGACGATTATAGAATTACGCAGAATATTATTTCTCTATCTTCTTTTATTTCTGATTGTTGTGAAATAGCGAACTTAGACTATTTGTGTGAATTAGTTAGGTCTCCTGGTTTTGGTTGGGTTATAAAATTTAGAACTGTACAAAGGGGTTACGTGCCTCAACCAGGTTCATTAATTAATTTTCTTGATAATATCGAAGATGTTAATAAAAAAAGTTTTGGTATTGAATATAATTATCAGGCTACAAGATCAAAAGTTATAATTGGAGCAAAAGTAGATTTGCTTCTTTTTCAAAATTCAACTATGGGGTCTATTTTAGGAAGTGGTAGTAGTCCATTTGTAGTGAATCCAGAGGATGATGAGGATAACCAAATTACTATACAAGTCCCTAATACAACAAGAATAGATAATGGAAATATTGCTAAATTTTGGGGAGAAGATTCTAATGGTAATTTAATTTATAGTAGATTAAATCCAACCTCAATAGATCAAGATGATGAAGTTGTTGTTGTTCCTGCTTATGAAATAGGTTTTCCATATTATGTTATGAGTATGGGTGAATTAAGGGCCGCAACAATAAGTCAAGACGCTTGGGAATCTTATATAGCGTTAAATGATTATCCAGGTAGTATTCATGAAAATAAAGCTACAATATTAAGAATAAAAGCGGAAGTGAGAGATGCTTTAAGAAACTTATTTGCCAACAAAAAACNNGAAAAAATAAATACAAACATAATTATAGATTTATATACAAAAACTCAATTTAACGATGAATCAAGAGCTTTTAGTTGAAAAAACTATATTCTTTTAATTCGTAGGTACGCTACTGAATATTTTGGAGTTAAATATAGTGTTTCAATTCCTAATGTAAAAATAAAACGTTAATCCAGATAATTTTAGAGATATAGTAACAAGTATAATTACAAACGATAGTGGTTATTTATCTGACGAAGAAATATTTTCTGTAGTTCTTGCGGGTTTAATGCCAGAAAATTTTTATTTTGTGCAAAATGACGATGGTAAAATAACTTCTTATGTAAAGTATAATAATTATAATGATCTAGCTTTGACAAATTTGACGCCAGGAGAAGATTATGTTATTGATTATGACTTTGTTAGAGGTAACGGATCTGTTTCATTAAGCACAAGTGTATATTTAAGATGTACTATTGATGAAAAAATATATTTTGGAAATCGAGCTTTTGGTTCTGATGCAAGAGTAGTTATAACTTTACCTGGACCAGTTTACAGAGGTAAAGATATTAAAACTAAAAATAATATTTTAGCAGACGCTTATTTTAAAAGTAGAGGAGCTAAATTAAGAGATGAGAATGGAGATCCTATTGGCCCACAAGATCAAATAGATCTTGCTACTAAAATTAGACATTCTATTATTGGTTCTGACGCTTTATTATTTGATTCAGAACCATATCCACAAAAACCAGTTTTAGCCGTTGTGCCCCTTAGAGATACATTAAATACATATGGTCCATGGCAAGCTGGTGGAGAAAGTGGTAAAGTAGAAATAGAACAAAATGAAGATATGGCGCCGTGGAATTTTGGTGGATATCAGAATATGAATATTGTTGGAGACAGATTAGTAAGAGATATACTTATACAATCTGTTGAAAATGAGATTGGTTCTGTAGATATACCAGGTGTTTATAATATTGGTCCAGGAACACAAATTCCTAATGACGGACCTTACATAAACGGTTTTAATGTAAATATAGGTTCTGAAGGTATTACTACTTCTTTTAGATATGGTAAACCAGAAATAAGAACTGGTAAGATGTTAGAGTATCAAATTTCTAGAATTAAAAAAGAATTAGATTTAAGAAAAAGTTTTGCAAAAACAAAAAAAGACGTATATAAAAAATTGCTTGATACGCAACAGATACCAACATCTCTTAAAAAGAAAGATAACAAACCACAGAGAAGAGTAAGACCCAATTCTTCTTCCCCTATTATTATGGGTCAGTCTTTAGATCAGGAAGATTCAGATAAACTAGCTAGTATTGTAGCTACTATGCCTGGATATAATGTTGGTCAATTTATTGCTGAAGAATTTGATAAAAAAGCTGGTATGAGTTTAGATGGATTATTTAGACCTTACGAAGTTAACGGAGATGGTTTAGTTTTACCTGTTTATAATTTAGATCCAATACCAGAAGATCCTGCTCCACCAAGTCCTGGAGATCCAGAGCCAGAAGAAGATAATTTTGCTTTTATAGATTCTAGAACTTTATTTCCTTTTTCAAAAGGTCATGATATTTCTGTTGTATTTAAAGGTGACGAACCAACAGAAGATATACAAAATGATGTGTTTAAAGAAGAAGAAGAATTGCCAGAAGGTGTTGATCCACCAGAATACAATGAAGATGTAAGACCATTATCTTTAAAAGGACCGGTTATTATTTCTGGTTGGGGATATGATATTAATGGTAGGCCAGTTCCAAATGAAAACGAAAATAATCCAACAGAAAAATTCTTAGAAGACCATTTAGTTAAAAATAATGAATGGAAAGTTGGTCCTACCGATTTAAGATGGGATCATGATAGAAAAGTTTGGTCTGGTGGAACATTTATGATGGAGGGNNTTTTAGATTCTGATATTGAACCAGCACCAATATGGGGAGAAGCTTCTGAAGTTTTTTATTCTTCCTAGAGTTAGATCACAAGGAACTGGAACTGGTTGGAGAACGGTAGAAAGACTAAAATGTTTTAATAGAGATACTCAATTATCAGCAACAGGCAGTACAGGAGGTCATGATACTAGAACATACGTTATTGTTGCTTTTATTAATTCTGAATGGCGTCCAATTTGGGTTAGTTGTTAGGAGATAAAAATGGGAAGACCTTGTCAATGTTGTGAAAATTGTAATGAAAATATTTATGAGTGGAATGCTAATACTATAGATAATGGAGAAGTTATAGAAGATATAACTAAATTAGATAAATTTTATTATTTAGAAAAACCATTGCCTAAATCACATTTTTATTTTACAATACAAGATCCAATTCCCTCTGGTTCTATTACACCAAATAAAAATTTTAAAATAACATATTCATTAAGAGAAGGTTCTAAAGAAGGTGATGAAAAGTTTAGATTTAGTATAGATTACTTATTGTTTTTTGATCCTTATTTTAATAGAAGTTCTAATCAAAAAATAGATACTAAAGTTACTTTATGGACTCCAGAAAAAGAATATTCTGCAAATTGTGTATTTTTAAATTATGATACTGGTCGATTTGATAGAGTTCCTGGAAAAAGTTTAGTAACATATTATCCCACTGATTATTTTACTATTATAGTAAGAGATAAATATATTAATATTTTTTTTAAAAATGCATTTTTTAATGCTAGAGGAACAAATAAATTTCTTTTAAACTACGAAGATTCCAATATACCAGAAGGTTTTTTAGACAATCCTAGTAGTATTTGGAGATTGCCTCTAGACTTAGAAGGTAATGATTTAATATTAGATACGGTTAATAGTTTATTAATAAAAAAACCAGAAATTAATAATGAATTATATTTAAGTATAAAGTTTGAATCTACAAATGAATCTGATATAATTTTTCATGAATCTAGTAAATGGGTTTTAATGACCGGTAATATACCAAAACCAAGAGAAGGTAGACCAGATATTAATAAAGATTGTTTTGATATTAAAGAATGCGGTTTAATTAAAAATAGTTATAAATCTCCTAAATGGGATTTTGAATCAGATTATATTATACCTTCTTTTAAAGATAGATTGTCTTATAAATATTTTGCTTCTTTTAATACAGACTGTTCTAATGAATATAGAAATGTTTTTAATTATAATAATAATATTGAACCAGGAATTATTGTTTGTCCTACAGGAATTAGTAATAGATTTGTTGTTGGTGTTATTGATGGTTTTTTTGTTTATGCAAACTTTTTGGGGTCTCCAGGTCCAATAATTCAACAACCAAGTGGAAATGCTTATTATAAAGATAATATAGAATATGCTTTTTGTAGATTTATAGTAGAACCAGAAGTTGGAGAAGGCTATGATGAAAATTATTATTATTTAAGAGGCACAGTTAATTATAAATTTTGGTTAATAGGTAGTACATCGGGTGATGGCACAGATATATCTTTCCCTGTTTCTAGTTTTTCTGATACTCAAATAGAACAATATTTTAGTGGAACATGGTCAAACAACCCAATTAATATATCTGGAGCTTTGTTTCCAACAAAATTATTTATGTCTGGTATACAATCAGAGCCAATGGAAGGTACATTTCCTTATTTTTTAATGGAGTGTTCTCTAACTTTAGATTGGTTAAAAAAAATAGAAAAATGGATTGGAGAACCACCAGAAATAGTTTTTAAAACAACAGATGATGATTTTATTGGTTTTAATATTGGAACTATTGTTCAAGACCCATTATCTACAGATTTAATATCATCAAAAATTAGTTCTATAGATACAAGTATAAGTAGACTTAAATCATTTGGTCCTACAGGAGATATGTCTATTTTTGCAGGAGATCCAATTTTTAGAATAGATTATTATTACATTCCTTTATTTGCTCAATGTGATTATGCAGTGAATACGGAAGAGTTTAAAATAAGAGATATACAATTTACATTAAAGCCTTCAGATTCAGATATGCCTCACCCAGATGAGTAATATATTAATTTACCCTTGTTCGTACAGAAAAGAAGAAATAGGTAAAGTAGACTGTAATTGTAGCGGAATTAAATTAGTCTTTAAATGTGAACTTCATGACCTATGTATGGTTCGTAAACTAAAACCAGGATTACCAATAATTGAATTCAAAGACGGAACTAAAGAAAAAAAAGAAATAGTTTATTGCAATATTTGTCAAGATAGAGGTGATTCAGAAACCTGTTGTGGAAGTTAGTGTAATTATTAGTGG